ATCAATTACCATCATTTAGAACGTATAGAGTGAAATTGAATCTGACTTCTACAAGTCAGTGCTTTGTCCCAAGAGTCAAAGAACTTAGAGTTATCGCCTTAGCATAATATGGATTTTTATGGATTAGAGGGTCATAAGGATCTCGCAAGAGATCCTGATACAAATGCAGTCGTTAATGTTAATACTTTAGAGTATCAACAGTATCTTTCAAGACGTAATGTGAAAACTGAAAAGAATTATAAGGTACAGAACATGGAGCAAGAACTTGCTAACATGAAGGGCGATATTGATGAAATTAAGTTTTTACTAAAGGAGTTATTACATGGACCCAAATGATATAGAACTTTCAAATCTATCAAAAAGTTTTGCTTATCAAAAACTTGCTGCTGAAATAGATAATTGTGAGGATCGTGACGAACTTAGAAATATTGCAAAATCTTTCATTAAACTATATTATAAACAACAAGAAACTATGGCAGTAATAGGTATTCCAAATGGCATCTAAAACAATTACCTTTGATAAAAGTTCTGGAGTTGCATACGGACTCAACTTGACGATGTATGGTGGATCTGATTTTGAGGTTACTTTGAATGTAAAAACTACATCAAGCGGTGCATTTGATTTAACTAATTATAGCGGGGCGGGAGCTATGTCTAAGAGTGTTGCCGTTGGAGCAACACTTGGAATAACTTCCGCATTTACTGTGGGATTTACAAGTGCATTTGATGGTGTAATGAAATTGTCTTTGGCTGCGGTTAATACTAGAGCAACTACAGAGGGTAGATACGTTTACGATGTATTAGTAAAAGAGTCTGTTGGTGGAGGAGAAACCACATATCCTCTGGTTAGCGGCAACGTGATAGTAATTAATCCAGTATCGTCAGCACCCTAAATACACTTAGGAAACTTGTGAAATAAATGGCAAAACCAGCAAGTAGGACAGATCTAGTAAATTATTGCAAAAGGCAACTAGGGGCTCCTGTCCTAGAAATTAATATTGCTGATGAACAAGTAGATGATTTAGTGGATGATGCTCTGCAGATATTTCATGAACGTGATTATGATGGAGTAACGCAAGCATTTTTAAAATATAAAATAACTCAAGATGATATTGATAGAGGAAGAGCTAGAGGCGGAACCAATAATGCTGCTGGAATAACAACCACTACAAATACTTCTACAATTGATGGTGCTACTGTAACTTTTTCTTTTGAAGAAAATAGTAACTATCTTAAGGTTCCCCCTGAAGTTCTTGGCGTAAATAAAATATTTAAATTTGATGGATCAAACACTGTAACAAATAACATGTTTAGTGTTAAGTACCAGTTATTCCTCAACGATATCTATTATTGGGGATCGACTGAAATTTTGACTTATAATATGACAAAACGATATCTTGAGGATATTGATTTTGCTTTAAGTACTGAAAAGATGATTCGATTTAATCAAAGATCGGATAGACTTTATTTGGATATTGATTGGGGATCTGTAAACGTTGATGATTATATTATAATTGATTGCTATCGTTTGTTAGATCCAGATACTCATACAAGAGTTTGGAATGATTCATTCTTAAAACGATACTTAACTGCTTTGATGAAGAGGCAGTGGGGTCAAAATCTTATTAAATTCCAAGGAGTAAAACTACCAGGTGGAATCGAACTAAATGGTCGTCAAATTTATGACGATGCTGAAAAAGAATTACAAATAATAAGAGAGCAGATGTCAAATACTTATGAACTCCCCCCATACGATATGATAGGTTGATATCATGGTATTAAATCCTTTCTTTACACAAGGCACATCCTCTGAACAAAACCTTGTTCAGGATTTGATAAATGAGCAGCTCAGAACTTATGGTATAGATATCTTTTATCTACCCAGAAAATTTATGACAGAAAATACTGTCATAAGAGAAGTTGTGCAGTCAAAGTTTGATATGGCACTTCCTCTTGAGGCATATGTGGACAACTATGATCAGTATTCTGGTGCAGGAAATATTCTTTCAAAGTTTGGAATTGAGTCAAAAGATGAAGTAAGACTTATTATCTCAAGGGATAGGTTTGAAAACTATATTACCCCTTTGATTGAAGATCAGGCAAATGTAAAACTATCAACCAGACCAAAGAGTGGAGACCTTATTTGGTTCCCTCTTGATGATAGGATCTATGAGATCAAAGATATTGAATATGCAAAACCATATTATCAGTTACAAAATCTCTATGTTTATGAATTATATTGCGAACTCTTCCGCCTTGAGGATGAGGTTATTGCAACTGGTATTGATGATATTGATAACAACCTTATCGGTGAAGAATATGATGGTCTTACTGATGATGGTATCAACACCATTCAAGGTCCAACACAAACACTTACTCTAGTTGGTGCTGGCGTAACTGCAACTGCGACTGCTGCTATCTTTGATGGTGGTATTAGATCGTTTACTGTGACAAATAGAGGCGGTGGATATAGTGTTGTTCCAACAGTGGGCGTTACATCAGCTCCCGCTGGAGGAATCACTGGTGTTGGTATCGCCACTATGATTGGTGGTATAAATGTATGTAATCAAAATACAAATGCAAAATTACAATCAGTCCAAGCAGTAAATGTAGTAAAATCTGGTGCTGGTTACACAGTTGCTCCTGGTGTGAGATTCAGTGTTCCATCAAATCAAACTGGAAGTGGCGCAACTGCAACAACAACAATTGGTGATGGTGTTGTTGGCATTATCACCGTTACATCTGGTGGTGGAGGATATACAGAAAATCCAACGATTACTATTGATGTTCCTGGTGGAGCTACAGCAACAGCAGCAACTACAGGAGTTGGTGGCACAATCGCTCTTACTATTGCAAATGCAGGTATTTTCTATAGCACCGCACCAACAGTTACTATTAGTGGACCGATAGGAGTAGGTACAACTGCAACGGCGACGGCGACAATTGGAACTGCAGGAACTATTACTGCTTTCACTTTGACAAATGTTGGAAGTGGATATACAACAAATCCAACCGTTACTATTTCTAACCTGACTAGTCAAAAAGATTCTACTAAGGCAGTTCCTGCTACTTTAACACCAATCGTTAGTGCTGCAGGAACTATATCTGCCATTCACATTACAAACGCTGGTCTTGGGTATTCTTCGGCACCGACCATCACTATTGGTGCTCCAGAAAGTTCTGGATCAGGAACCTTTGCATTTAATGAAATCGTGACCGGATCTTCTAGTGGAACAACAGGAAGAGTTCGAGTTTGGAACTTTGAGACAAGCACTCTTGAAGTTGGAACAGTCACGGGAGAATTTACCGTTGGAGAAAATATTGTTGGATCTACATCTGGAGCATCTTATGCTTTACGTGTTGCAGATACTAATCCAGCAGATGATGGATTTGCAGATAATATCAATATTGAAACCGAAGCTGATTCAATTCTCGACTTTAGTGAAAGGAACCCCTTTGGTATTCCCTAAATAAAAATATCTTAATATAAAGATATTGTAGGACTTAAAAATGTTTGAGTATTTTTACAACGAAGTTTTGAGGAGGACCATTATATCTTTTGGTACTCTATTTAACAACATTTCGATTAAGCACGAAGATTCTTCGGATAACGTTGTTAGCGTTGTAAAAATTCCTCTGGCATATGGTCCTACTCAGAAATTTCTGGCAAGAATAAACCAGTCGCCAGATCTCAACAAGCCATTTGCCATCACTTTGCCAAGGATGTCATTTGAGTTTACTGGATTAACTTATGATCCTTCACGTAAGGTTTCCACAGTTCAAAACTTTACTGTAAAAGATCCTAATGATGGATCTATTGTAAAAAAACAGTATATGCCTGTTCCTTACAATATGCAATTTGAGTTGGCAATCATGTCAAAATTAAACGATGATGCTCTTCAAATTATTGAACAAATCTTACCATACTTTCAACCAGCATATAATCTTACGGTTGAATTAGTAGAGTCAATTCAAGAGAAAAAAGATATTCCTGTGATATTAGAAAATATCACCATGCAAGATGATTATGAGGGAGATTTCACTTCTAGAAGAGTTCTTCTTTATACCCTAAGATTTACGGCAAAAACATATCTGTTTGGTCCAGCAACTACTGCAACCAAGGATATCATCAAGAGGGCTTCTATCAGTTACCTCACTGGAACCGACACCTCCAACACCACCAGAGAGGTTACTTACACAGCAACACCAAGAGCAACTCAAAATTATACTGGAGATGCTGCTACTACTCTCGCAGCAGACATTACCAAGATAGCAAAAACCTTTGAAGTTGCTGATGGTAGCACACTGACTGCTGAAACTTATATTAATATTGAGGGTGAGCAGATGTTCTTGAAATCTATCAGTGGAAATAATATCACTGTTAGACGTGGAGAAGATAAAACAACGGCTACAATTCACCTCGGTGGAACAGAAATTCACGAAATCACTGCTGCTGATAATGCGCTTATTGAATCAGGCGATAATTTTGGATTTGATGGTTCGTTGTAATGAAAATGACAAAAAACTTTGACGATCTAAATGACACATTCAATACCTCTGGTGACGTTATCAAACCAGAAGTTGTTGAAAGTAAAATTGAAAGAGTAAAAGAGGGTGTAGATGATATAAAAAAAGATTACGAATATACTAGAGGCAACTTATATTCGATTATAGAAAAAGGACAAGAAGCTCTTAATGGTGTTCTTGAACTTGCTCAAGAGAGTGAGATGCCTAGAGCGTATGAAGTCGCAGGTCAGTTGATCAAAAACGTTGCTGATGCAACTGATAAATTATTAGATCTTCAAAAGAAACTGAAAGACGTTGAAGCAGAAGAAAAGATTAAAGGACCATCTACAGTCAATAATGCTTTGTTTGTTGGATCGACTGCAGATCTTGCAAAGATGTTAAAGGACGGACTGAAGGAAGATCCTAAATAATATCGGGAGAGAAATCCCGAAGTATTTAAGTTACTAATAAAATGTCGAAAGAAGACTTGCCTTCTATTGATGATTTGGTCAATAACGACCTACCATCAATTGAAGATTTTATAACAGAAGAGAACGCAGAGGAACTCCCTTCTGTTGAAGACTATATTGAGTTAGAAGAAAGCACTCAAACCATAGAAGATGCAGACGGAAATACATTTGCAGAAATACAAGATATAATACCACCTTGGCCAGAACTGGTCAGAATGATTAATGATGTCAGATCAGATATTCCTGACATTCCAGAAGTAAAATATTATGATAAAGAACTTGAGGAACTTGCAGAACAGATTAGTAATCTTCCTGAAGTCAGATACTATGATAGAGAAGTAGAAGCAATATGTGATCAGGTAGATCTTGTAAGGGAACAGATCAAAGTTCTACCTGAGGTCAAGTATTATGATGAGCAAGTTGATGCTATTGAAGATAGAATTGACACTCTTCAAACTGAGGTAACAAACTTACCAGAGGTCAAATATTATGATGCTGAGATCGCAGCAATTTGTGAGGCTATTGATACAGTAAAAGCATCTATTCCACAGTTTCCTAAGTGGGTTAATGAAATAAATGAAGTTCCAGACTTCTCATGGATTGGTAAAACTTTTAGTGTTATTGATGATGACTTTGTAAAGGTTAACGATACTATTGAAGGACTAAGAGGAAAGGTTGAATTTGATCTTGAACAACTTTCTGAAGATGTTGAAACAAAGCATTTTAATAGCACGATCAAGATTGAGAATGACATCTCCAATCTGAGTGAAAAAGTAGATACTCGTATTGATGAAGAGAAAGATAAGATCTGGAAAGAACTCAGATCATCATCTCTCAAGATGTGGGAGTACCATAAAGAGTTTAAAGACGATGATCGCAAACTCAAGAAACAAATTCTTGGGGAATATAATACTCTCAAGCAAAACATTAATAAAGAACTTAAGGAGATTAATTACACCAGCACCAAGACTGATGAGTTACTTCTAAAGTATTTTACTGAGCTAAGAGAAGAGATCTCAGGACTTCCAGAAGTTAAGTATTATGATAAAGATATTGACTATGTAAAATCTGATATCAAAGGACTCTATAAAATTATAGAGGAAATTAAATCATCTCAAAAACAACTGAAAGAAGAGCAAGAACTCCTAGCAGAGACAAATGTTCCTCTTGGGATGGACTCCCCAGATACAAATAATCCAGACCCTCTTACGCCACTTGATCAGAACTTTGTTACTCTGGATCAGTTGCAGACACACTACAAGAGATTTGTAGAGAGGGTACAGTATCAACTCGGATCTATCGGTGGCGGTGGTGCAGGATTTATTAGAGATCTTGATGATGTAACCTTTGATGCTACAGATGGTCAGTTACTGATCTATAACTCATCTACATCAAAATGGGTTGGTATTGCCAGCACTGCGGTTGGTGGAGGTGATGCATCCACACTGGCAGAAAATACAACCGGAACAAATCTTGTATTGTCAGGAAACTTAAGTGTTGCTGGAATAGCAACATATGAAGATGTAAGAAATGTTGATTCTATTGGATTTATTACAGCAAGGAATGGCATAGATGTCACTTCTGGAATTGTTACAACACCAAAACTTCATGTTGGTGTTGGAACTACCTTTAACGAAGATCTTGTAGTTACTGGTGACGCTAGGATTACTGGTATCTTAACTATCGGTACAGGGTCAATTACTCTTGATCCAAATGCAAGGAAAATTTCAGGTATTGATGAAATTATTATCGGTACAGCAACAACTATCGCAATTAAACAAGATAGTAAAGGCGAAGTTACTTTCCAAGATAGTGCCGGTAAAGAAGCATCAGTTGGTATTGGCACAACAGTTTCTATTAATACCAGTGGTATTATTACTGCTGCTACCTTAAAAGCTTCTACTGCGTTCTATCCACCCTTATATACAACAACTGATAGGGATGCTGGATCTTTCTCACAAGGTGCCATTATCTTTAATACGACATCATTAAAACTTGAGTTCTATAATGGATCATCCTGGCAGTCGTTGCCTGGAATGTCGCTTGGTCTTACTGTGGCACTTGATGGATGATAAATAATAAGGAGTAATCACTCTTTTGATGGCTAAGAACGGACGCTGCCCTGCAGGACAATACTACTGTTATACTGACAAAGTATGCAAACCAATTCCTAAGGGATTTAGGGTTGTAGGACCTTCTGGAATGCTTCGTAAAGAAAATGGTCATTCTGTGGATGACAATACCGAAACCAAAAAGAATGGTAACGGTAATGGAAATGGTAATGGTAATGGTGGAGGAGTAAGTGAATCGAAAAGTGGTGATTCTTCTCTGCGTGACTGGTTTGGCAAGAGTAAGTCTAGTGATGGCAAGCCTGGTTG